ACGACCCACATCATCGTTGTCGCACCAAATCAGAATCCTGCGACCTTGCAGTGGTGAAAAGTCTGTTTTCTTTATGCCATTGGTGCCACCTACGTTAGCCACAGCCACATAGTTCTTTAGCACCGTTGCCGCATCTGCGCACTTCTCGCCCTCAACCCACAGCACAGGCTTATCTGCGTTCTCTGGCTCTTTAAGCAGACTGAGGTTGTACAGTGGCGAATTTTTCTCAAACGGATAATGTGACCATCCAGCTTGACCAGTAGGTGATTTACACCAGCGCAATGTAGGTGTTAGCTTCTTGCCACCTTTTAGATTCTGCCGGATTACATAGCCAAGCAGCGAACCGTCTGCCTTGTAGTATGGAAAAACCATAGAAGGAGTGTAGGTGACTGATGGAACTTTTCCGTCAATCTGCCGCTTTGGGTTCCACACTGACACAGGTTTTCCAGCCTCAATAAGCTCTCTCTCAGGCACATTTACTGGAGTGTAATCTGAGTAATAGTCTAAGGCTTTACGAGCAGGTTTCTTAGCTGGAGCAGAGCCATTAGGCTCTACCTTGCCACCAAGAATTTCACAGGCTTCCTTAAAGGAAACACCCTCGTACTTGCTTACAAAGTCTATGACATCCCCATGCTCTCCACAGCCAAAGCAGTGAAAGAACCCCTTGTCAGGATTGACTGTAAACGATGGAGTGTTTTCAGAGTGAAAGGGGCAACAGGCAACAAACTCGTTACCGTTTTTCTTCAACTCAATCCTCGCACCGATTACATCTTCTAAAGGGTTTTGCCCCTTGATGTTATCAATGTTAAGAGGCATTTAGATGTCCTCATAAACATCAACGTCCTCACCTTCCACATCAAGCTCTACGCAATACTGCTCTAGCAGTAGCAATAGCTCATCAGGAATGTCGCTTAACTCTCGGCTACAATAGACTGCTACAGTCTGCTTGTTGCGACCGATAATGTCAGCTACATCTTCAGCACTTAAATCATGCTGTGCCATAAGCACTCGCAGTGCGATTCTGTTTTTCTTAAACATTGTTGGGGTTCCTTTTGTTGTGGCTTGCGATAGCTCTCTCTGCAATCCAGCTAGAGTCGTGTCGGTTGCCTCTGTACTGAATGGATGCTATCTCTTTGAGAGCTTCCAAAAGCTCTTTGCGTTCTATAAAGACTCGCTCGTACATCTTTACTTCGTCTATCGCTTGTCGGCACCTTTTTGCCTTTTCCCAATAAACGGATGCCTCTTTCAGCTTAACCTCTTGAGCCTTAACCATGCAGTCGGCTTCAAGTTCAATTAAAAATAACTTGGTATCTAGCACTCTCTATTCTCCTTTTTTTCAACAGCGACCACCGTAACATTGCGGTTCTCAGGCTGTCAAGATATATATCGGTATAATCGTTGTTGACATTGCTGTTCAGTGTGATACTTTCGTGGTTCAACTTTTATGGAGAGAGAGACATGACTATTTTGCCAACTGAATTTTTGATGCCAGCGACCGATGAATCAGACTTAAAAGCGGTTCTTTATGAGCTTGCTATTGAGGGATTTGAAGATAGCGATGACTGGATGGAAACCCTAGACGAAAAAGAACTTGAAGAAATTGCTGCTATTGCTTTGAATCGCTATAACGTCTATGAAGATGCTATTTGCGATATGCCAGAGTTTGAGCTTGTAATGAGAGGCATTTTAGGCAGTATGCCAATTAACGACATCATGCTTGCAATCGCCAAAATTCGTAAGCAACTTATAAATTACGGTTTGCAGATTGCTTCTGATGATTTTGGTGTTTTTATGAGTAGCTTTGACCGTAAAGAGCATGAAGATGGTCTTAAAGCAGATGAACTGCTTGATGCTCATCAAGACGCTTGGATAGATAGGCTGCACTCTTGAGGCATATAGCAGAAACAGGGTTAGCGATTATCGCAGTTGCGGTAGTATGGAGCATACTTACACCACCTCCTGCTATCGCAGCTATGCCTTTCAATTACTGCGAATGCAACAAGCGTGGCAGTTGCGTCTATCAGCCTTATGGTGGCTTGTTTGCTCGTTGATGTTTAGCTTACGGCACTATTTTTTGAGCGTTTCCAAAAATTTTGAGCGTAGCGTTTTTGCATCTTCAGAATTTCGGACTACTCCGGCACAGCCACCAGCATTGTTAACCGCAGCTATGAACGCATCCTGCTTGGCTGTGGTTCTGCCTTTGGCTGTCTTGACTTCTTCTGCTAAGAACACGGCTACCTTCTTGCCTACCATCTCCTGAGTTATGGTCACTGGCATCATGCCTATAACATCTGAGCTACCAACACAGAGTCCGAACTTAACAGGTCTGCCATTCTTATCTTGAAGCTGTCCAGTATTGTTTCTAAATACGATGTTGCCATCCTCTGACTCTGACATCATTATCATCGCTTGAATGTTTTGCTCTTTCATATTGCACCACTCCCGCGAGACTTATATATCTTGTGCGCCCAAGCTGGATGGTAGCCTCGCTGCTTACCTAACGCTTTCAATTCCTCTAGCGTCCTTGCCATGCCTACCTCCCTGCGCTTGTCTTTCTTCACCTCTAACTCTGCTCTTTTTATCTCCTCAAGGGTGCCTTCACGCTCCTCAATTTGTCGTGACTTTTGAGGATAGACAAAGCCGCAGCCCACGCATACTGGTGCTGGCTTGTGTACTCTAAAGCACTTAGGGCATTGTCTAATGGGTATGGTCTGTTCACTGTTCTTTTTGTTGCCAGCGCGACCCTCTAGCGACCATTCCCTTTCGTCATCTGGTAAGCCGTGTCCTTGCTGTACGCAGTTGCTTGCATGGTCTAGTATGATAGCCTTGCTTCCATCGGCTTTGGGTCTTAGTGCGCGTCCTACCTGCTGAAGATACAAGGCTTCTGACTTGGTTGGTCTGGCTAGGACTACAGCCTCGACCGTTACCTCGGTTCCTGCTTGTGCTGATAGGTCATAACCCTCACCGAACAAGTCTACATTCCAGAGTATCTTAGTCTCCCCTGTAGCCAGCCTCATCGCTGCCTCGGAGCGTTCTTTAGATGGTGTCTTTCCGTCCAGATGCTCTGCCTTGATACCAGCAGCGTTAAATGCTGCGGTAAGATGCTTGCTATGTTCTACACTGACCGCAAACCCTATGCTGGTCATGCTGTCTGCGTGTTCGCGCCAGTTGGAGATTATGTCACCTGTAATGCTTGGCTTGTCGAGTTTTTCTTCAAGCTCTGACTTAACAAAGTCACCTGCTCGTGAGTGTACTCCAGTCATATCAATGGCGGTCGGTGCAAACAGCCTGTAGTCTGCCAAGTACCCATGCTCTATAAACCAGCTTACAGGTGGTGATGTCACCATTGAGCCAAAGTGTTCGCCCAATCCTTTGCCATCCAGCCTCCGTGGAGTAGCTGACAGCCCAACTATCTTGGCACCATGAGACAGCCAGTGTTCGATGCAGAACGTCCAGCCAGCCGCAGTACAGTGATGAGCCTCGTCAATAAACACGAGGTCAGGCACAGGCAGCTTCTCAATGCGCCGCTTGAGTGAAGCAATAGCTGCTATCTGGTTCTCAGCTTGCGCGTTAGCTACCTTAGTTGCGGCTATGAAGCCGTAGTCGATGCTAAAGTTTTTATAGGTGCCAGCGGTCTGAGTCATTAGAAAGTCTCTGTGGCAAGCAAACCATACCTTGTTGCCTTTGCCATTGGCTCTCTGTGTTATTGCAGAAGCAACCACAGTCTTACCTGTGCCTGTTGGCATTTGTATAAGCACAGAGTCATGCACCCGCAAGGCTTCACCTGCGCGGGTAACAATCTCATTCTGGTATCCTCTAAGCTGTATCACTTAGAAATCTTCAAACCACCCTGACTCTTTACGAATCTTATTGAATTGGTAAGCAAACTCACGGTCGTTTTCGACCCATCCATACAGTCTGCCACGAGTTATGCCGACCACTCTGGCGCACTTGCTGACGTTCCCACCGACAGACCGAAGGGCTTTAAGTATGTGTATCTTATAAGCCTTAGTTGACTGACCACAAAAATGACAGTTCTTAAAGCCACCTGAGTCATCATCGTATTCTTTTTCAGTCTTAGGCTCAATTTTGCCTACGTCATCAGGGTTAAGTCCCTTCTTTTCCGCTTCAATCCTAGCTCTTAGAAGTTCTGCTCTGCTGCTCATTCCTTTGTCCTCGTTAGATTCATATTGAAGTTTGCATAGTAACATTCAATAATGTATTCTTGCAAGACACGACAAACAAGGAGATAGAGATGAGTGAGATAGTAAAGGATATGCCTGACGCAGAATACTTTGCGTCAAAGGCTGTTAGCAACAGTTTGTTAAGCAGGATGAAACCAACTCCGGCAAGCTGCCGTGAGTACATGGATAATCCACCTGACCCAACACCAGCTATGCGCTTTGGTTCTGCGCTGCACAGTCTTGTGCTTGAGCCTCAGTTGTTTGAGAGTCGGTATGTGCGTGAACCAGACTTGAAGAAGCCCACTGCTGCACAGCTTAAAGCTAAGAACCCAAGTGATGCGACAGTCAAACTGATAGCAGCTTGGAACGCTTTTGATGAGGTTAACTGTGGTTGCGAGACTGTTAGTGCAGCGGATTGGGAAAAGCTGCACCTGATGCGGCACTCTTTATTTGACAACAAGGCTGCAAGGTCTGTGCTTAAAGAAGGTGAGAAAGAGTTAAGCCTTTTCTGGAAGGATGACCAGAGCAATGTTGACATGAAGTGTCGCATTGACAACTTCTATAATGGGTATGTGATTGACCTAAAGACTACCACTGATGCCAGTCCTGATGCTTTTGGAAAGTCTATAGCTAATTTTGGCTACCATCGTCAAGCAGCAATCTATAGCGATGGTGTTAGGGCTTGTATGCACGAGGAACCAAAAGGCTTTATCTTTGTAGCAGTTGAAAAGACCGCACCTTTTCTGACAGCAACATATATATTGGATGCTGAGTCGCTTGAAGCTGGTCACAGAGAATACCGACAGTTGCTTGGGCAGTATGCCTGTTGCGTAGAATCAAATTCGTGGATAGGATACCCAGAGAGGGTTCAAGAACTATCTTTGCCACACTGGTATAACACAGGAGAGTAATATGTCAGATTTACAAGAACGTCAGCTTGCACTGCATGAAAAGAACGCTGAGACTGTTGCAGAAAAAAGTTTTGCTTTGGTGCAGCGTAAGGCTACAGCTTTAGCCAATTCAAACGTGGTGCCAGCCGAATACAAAGGCAACCTGTCAAATTGCATGGTTGCAATGGAGATGGCAGAGCGCACTAACAGTAGTCCGTTAGCTGTCATGCAGAATATGCACATCATCCACGGCAGACCATCCTTTAGCAGTGCCTTTATCATTGGCGCACTGGCACAGTCTAAGCGGTTCTCTACGCTCAACTACGAGATGTTTGGTGACGAGGGTGGCGCTGATAGAGGCTGCTATGCTTACGCGACCTGTAAGGAGACTGGAGAGCGTCTGGAGTCACCCAAGATAACGATGGCTATGGCTAAGGCTGAAGGCTGGTCTACGAAGAAAGGCTCCAAATGGATAACCATGCCAGAGCTTATGCTTAGATACCGCGCCGCAGCATTCTTTGGTCGGCTATATGCACCGGATGTGATGCTTGGAATGCACATGACGGAAGAAGTGCAGGATATAAAGCCCTCTATAGCCCCTTCTGAGGCTGTTTCAGACATCAATGCTGACTTAGGGCTATCTGAGCAGCCAGAATCCGTCACAGAGGCTCTGAATGCGTCTAACGAGGTCATTGAGGCAGAAGTTATAGAGGCAGATGAAGAAATATAGTTACGCTCACCTACCCCAGAGTAGTGCTGCCCCTCTCAGGAGGGGCTTTTTTATGCGTATTACTTCTCTATGCGACCGTTAATTTTGCCAAGACCAAACACGGCTGCTGTGATAGCAACCTGTAGTGCAAACAGTTCTGTGTTGTGTGTCATATTCGATGACATCTCGACACCCTTTTCCGTGTTGAAGATTCCCACAATCGTAGGAGAGAACCAGTACAGCACAAGAAACTCATCGGTTAAGCTGCGCTTCATGTTCTCAGCACGAGCCACCAAGTCAGCCTGTGTTGCCTTGCCTCGCTCACCAAACAAACTTATTGCTTGTCCAAAAAGACCTGCACCTAGCTTTACTGCCATCGCTAACATTCTACTAATCCTTTTTCATAAACAGTTTTAGGCATTAGCCCACTGCTCTTGTACGCAGTTAAAATCTCTAGTCTAGGTTCTCTAGCAGAGGATATATGTATCCACTCTCCAAACTCAAAGATAATCTGGTCGTACTGAATGTCGCTTTGAATTATTTTGACCATTGCATCACGCAAGTCCATGCCGACTACAACAATATCTGTAGCGTTGCCTGTGATGTGCTGGCTATTAGGTGCGCCACCTATTTTTTTGTTAAGCCACTCTGGTCTTAGACCTGATGTAATTATAATTGGGCATGACAGCAAATCTCTGACTTGCTGCAAGACATGAGAGCAGTGATATTCCATAGCCAGAAGCTCACAGTCTGTAGGCTCTATCTTCTTTCCCACTCTGGATGCTGTTTGTGACTTACAAAACTCACCAACCGTGAAGTTTTCCGATAGCTTGTAGCTGTCCATAGGCTACCTCTTATGTGAACGAACCTCACGCAAGACTGATTCAGCCATGAGTGTGATGCCTTCTTGCTTGCCCTTCAGTTCTCCAAACTCCTCTCTTAGTTCAGAAAAGTTTTTCTGACACAACTCGTTGTCTTTAAGAATACGAGCATAACTCTTAGCAGAATGTAACCACTGTGCTGCAATAGCAGATGACATTACAGCAAAGGCACCAGTTAATCCGTCAAGAGAGAGAAATTCCATTAGCCTTTGCCTCTCGTGTCAGTCCAGCCGCGAGTAGAGACATTCACGTTGCCTCCAAAATCATTTGAAGCCCTTACAGCAAATTGTGAGTTTGAGTCCATAAAGCATCCAATCGTCTGACTTATACTGCCCCTCCAGTCTCCACTGTCACCTCGTTCAGCCATGACATCAAATGATGTATCTGATGGGGCAAAGTCAGCAAAACTTGTTGGCTGCACATAAACAGGTATTTTTCCTTCAATATTAGAAGCACTTGAGCTTGATATTGCTACTGAAAGGTCAGCCTCAATATCTACAGAAGGTGGAGCCAAAGCATCCATCAGTGTTCTCGTATTATTTAGCGATGTCCAATCTGTTGCTTTGGCTTCTGCCCACTTGAACCTATCGCCAACTTGCGAGAACTGTTTTATATTGCTGCTTGAGCCAGCGTAAATCCAGCCAACCTGACGCGCATAAGCATAAGTTGCATCGTCACCTTGAGCATCAGCAAGAAGGTTTGCCGCACTTGCATCAGTGTCAAAGCCAAAGTCTACGGTTCCACCTGTGTTTGCAATAGCAAAACAGCGATACCAAGTATCATTTGAAAGCGATACACCAGCAGCACGACCACCCAAACCTGTACCTTGAACCCATACGTTATCAAGCTGCTTCGTCATGGATGCGCCAGCGGCTATATTAGTGATAGTTCCTGCTCCAGCTAAGTCAGCAGCAACACCCGCTGCAAAGTCAATGTCATGCTCGTCATCAGATGAGTTGTTAGACATACCAAAGCCAGAGATATAGCCTCTAGAAACAAGTGCAGCAGCTTGCACACTTGAGCTTGTAATTAAAAATGCGGCATCACCAGAGTCATAAGTTAACTCAATCCAAGCTCCAGCCTGTATCTCGCCACCGACTAACGCAACACCCGCTGATGTCAGAATATCTTTAACACCAACCGTTGCAACATCAACTGTAGATGCACCAGTGTTTGTAGCTCCTGCTCTAAAGCGAACCTTTGTTCCGTCAACATAAGCCAGTATAGAGTGAAGCGTTGACTGAGCCTGAGTTAGTGTGTAAGTATTTACAGAGCCTCCGTCCGTGTAAGACTGACCATTGTGAGAATAGGTGTTCATCGTAACAGCAGTCTGGTTGTTGCTAGTGCCATTAAGAGTTTGACCAGTGCTGCTAACAGCATTGTTTATATCAAGTGTAATGCTATTTGCATCTGCTGCTGCAAAGCTCGTCACACCATCTGTATAAGTTTTATCTGTTGCTGACATTTTCTATATCCTATGAGTTCTGTAATACAATTTTTGTTTGTGCTGATTTAACATTGTTAAACAAGCAAGCAAGAAGCTGTTGCTCCTTTGCTCTATTGACAACAAACGGCACTGTTTGGGGCAGTGTGTTTGCTACTATATCATTACCTGAGATAATTATCGTGTTTCTTAGCTCTTTTTGACTTTTTAGCAAAAACGGCACCGTTTGAGGCAAAACATAATCATCAATAGGATGAGTGATAGCTACGCTGAAACCAACAGCTTCAGCCAGTCTGACATAATCCCAATTAGTCTGACAGTTCATCAGTGCTAATTTTATGTAAACATGGTTGCGTCTTGTTGCTAAATCACCAGTTCCATCAAAGCAATGGTCTGGTATTCCTACGTTTCGTTCCCACTCATCAATAAAAAGCGTTGTAACTCGTGGGTCAAATTCGCTAACCAGAAGCCTTAACTGCTCGTTAGCCCGATAATACTCACCACTTAGCCCAATAAAGAAGCTGCGCAAAACACTTCCATCCTTAAACACAGCGTCAAACAAGCCGCCGCTAGGTAGATACTGACCTAAGCTAGTTGCTATGGCTGCGATAGCCCTATCTTTAAAGAGGGTCAAGCTCATACTGAATAACTCACTGTTCCAAGCACAGGTATCTCATTTATGTTTATAGATATGTCACCTGTAGGTGCGGCAAGAGAAAAGCCCTGCAACTCTTGACCATTATCTAAGTCTACAGTGTTCCAGATAGCAGCACGATAAGCGTCTTGGTCAAGATGCTTTCCTACATTTGTAGAGCTTCGGAAAAAAGCATCTAAACTTGCTTCGACAGCAAGGCGCATAGATGGTGTATCAGGAGTCAAAGAGCTTATATTGAAATCTACTGTCACTGGAGTAGGTGCAGAAACAATCATGTCATTCCAAGCCATATTTGCTGGAATTATTGCTAAGAGATACCATGCAGTTTCAGAAATCTCACTTGAGCTAGGAATAATAGTCTCATCGTTGTCTCTAACAAAATATATTGTTACCTGACCTACATCTGGGGTTATCGTTTGCACCCACACTCTTGTTACTCCGTTGACCTCTTTGGCTCTGCTAGTGATGTCAGCCACATTGAAGTTTGACACCGGATTGCGTGTTCGCTCAAGAAATCTTGTCCGAAAGTCTTGGTCTGACTCTATATCTGCTCCTCCACCAATCTCTCCAAAGCCGACTGTTGCAGCAGCATCTACACCCACAATTGGCGACAAAAGAGTTAACGATGCTCCAGATTCTTGATTAACAGCAGCACCAAACCCTAAAGACTTTACCTTGAGAGAAACAAATGTAGCTGTGCTAGTTGTAAGCTCGTCTGTGCAAGAGCCTGTATATTCTGAAGCCAAACTATATGTAAACTCTTTACTGCCAGTAACGGTTATTAAAAAAGTGCCATTGTAAGCAGAGTGAGTGCAGCCAGCTATTGTAACGCTTAGTCCGTTAGCGTAATCGTGGCTACTTGAAGTAGTTGCGGTAGCCAAAGTTCCTGCTGAAGAAATGCTGGAAACACTTACAACTGACGCAGCTATTGTGCCTGTTTGCTTTGGTTTGTACTCCTCTCCAGAGCTATCAGACATTACGGCAGACTTGTTAATTGTAGAGCCAGCGGTTCCTGTAAAAACCACCCTTCCAGTCGCTATGGTAGCTGGAAGCCTATTGATTCCAAAGATAGAAGCCCACTCGTCTAAATAGTTATCTGTGCTTGTAGACCACAAAAGCTGCTTTGCAGCAATCTGTAACTGCAAATAAAAATCAAATACCCTACGGCAGTTAGCCGTAATAATGGCACCTATTGCACTGTTACGCAGAAAAGGATTGGCAGACTCCATCTCACGCTGTACATCAGCCCTGCTACGGTCTACAATTTCTTTGCTTGTATTTGGTAAATCTAAAGGCATTCGCTTTCCTTAAACTGACTGTGTACGCTCCCACAAGACAAAGTTTCTTGTCTCTACAGGTGCGTTAGTTACAGAAAAATCAACATCTAAGCTGATTTTGTCTGTAGTTATGACTGTGCTTACGCTTATATCTTCTACTAGGTTTTCATCTAGGAACCATTGTAGCGCATCCGTAGCTGCTACCTCAATCCCGCTTCTGGTGTTGGATGTAAGTCTTTGCTGGTAGTAAAGCCATATCAATGAGCCTATCTCAAATCCAGCAATCTCACCATCTTCGTTACCTATCCAACCTCTACGCATACTTGGCAAAGAAACAACATCAGATGAAGCTCTGCGCTCACACAGGACAGACATCTGGATTGCAGTCTCATAGCCCTCAACCCAAGCAATATCACCGTCATCGGCAATAGCAAGGTCGTAGCTTCCATTGCTGTCTTTGGCTAACTTTATGTCTGAGAATTTTATCATGTCGCTGTGTGTGTTCCGCTGCCGCTAGTTATTGCTCCGGTAACACCACCAACCAAAACGGCATCACCAACTCTTGCAATAGCAGCCCCGCCAGAGCCTCCTATGGCACAAGTAGCGTTAAGAGTAGCATTATCGGCGTTAACAGTCACATCTGAAGCTGTTATATCGGCTGCACCAGTTGCGTTTACTGACAAATTGTCGCCACAAGTGATGTTGATATTGCCTTCGACAGCCACATTTAGCGCATCTACGCTGGTTATCTTAATAGAACCATCTTCATAGAAGCGAATACTGCTGCCAGTAACAAAGTTACCACACTCATACT